TACTAATGCTGCTAACGTATCTGTTGTCACAGACTTAGACACTATTCAAGACAATGTTGTTAGAGTACAACAAAATGCGGCTGCAAATACTGATGCTGTAGAAGCTAGGCGTGTAGCAAATATTGCAGGAGCTATAAGTACTGTACTTACTGCTGATTTAACTGCATCAAGAGCTTTGATATCGGGTACTGGCGGAAAGATAGAAGTTAGTCCTGTTACTGCAACAGAATTAGGATACGTTGACGGAGTTTCAGGTGCTATCCAAACTCAGATTGATGCTCTAGAGGCGAGACGAGCAGCTAATAATATCACTACTACATTTACCGATGACGTTGTGATAACTGGAAACTTAACAATCAATGGAGGCACTACTACAGTATCTACAACTAACCTTGATGTTGAGGACCGTATTATCATGCTAGCTGATGGAGTTTCAGGCTCTCCGAGTGCTGATGTAGGTTTGCTCTTTAATCGTGGTAACCAGGGTAATGCCGCTTTTTTCTATGATGAATCAGGTAAGACATTTAAACTTAGTGACACTAAAGATCCTAAATCTAATACATCACTCTCACCTGTCACGTCTTCTAACTTAAGTGTAGGTATAGTAGACGCAGCTACTCTTAAATATGATGGATTATCTGTACATACCTCTATCACAGACAATGCTTCAGTCGCGTCAACGGCATCTGCAGCGGTAGAAACACGTAGAGCAGCTAATATAGCTGGTGCGGTATCCACTGTTACTACCAGTGACTTGACAGCTGATCGAGTCATGATTACTAACGGTTCTGGTAAGATAGCTGCATCTAGCGGAGTTACTCCAACTGAACTCGGATATCTTGATGGTCTTACTTTAGGAACGGTAGCTGCATCAAAGGCTGTAACAGCAGATTCTAATGGGGATGTTAATTTTATTCGCGAAGTAGATATTGATGGTAATGTGGTAATTGGCACTAATGCTTCTAATACAGTTACTATCGTCGGTATACTAGACTGTGGAGCATTCTCATAATTAATTTGACCACTGGTTAAAAGTATGATAGAAAGGTAGACATGAGTACAAAAGTTTCACCATTCAGCGGCGGGTTAGGTATTGACGCACGCTCAAAATTTGAAGTTCTGTCTAATGCTACTGTAACTGTAGGCAACGGTACGACTACGGGTAACATTATTGTAGGCACAATTACAGCAAGTACATTTAACGGCTTAAGTTCAAATTCAATTGGGCAGAATGACTCAGCGGTTTCTATTATAGATCCTGCCGTATCTCTAATATCTAATGGTTTAGAATATCTTACCATAGACAAAACTGAAGGAGTTGAGTCTCAGTTTAAAGGTAATGTGTCAGTTGGAACTAACGCTTCAAACACATTTTCAATCACAGGCAAATTTGATCTAGGTGCATTTTCATAAGGAGTAAATAATGGCTACACAGCTACAATTTAGACGAGGAACAACTGCTCAAAACAATTCTTATACAGGACTTGTTGGCGAGATTTCTCTGGACACATCAACAACTAATATAAGAATTCATGACGGTTCTACCGCAGGTGGTGCAGAGATTATCCCATCCGGCACCATTGTTGCATACGGAGCAGCCTCTGCACCTACTGGTTGGCTTCTTTGTGATGATTCTGCTGTTTCTCGCTCAACCTATGCTCGTTTATTTGCTGTTATTGGTACTGGGTACGGAGCTGGTAATGGGTCTACCACTTTTAATGTACCTGATTTAAGAGATAAAGTTCCTCTAGGCAAAGGAACTAATAACGACACTCTTGGTACTACAACTGGTTCTGCTGCTGCAAGTAGTGTATTAGCTTCAGCCTCTAAGACAGGTGTTACAACTGCCGCTGCAAATACAGGCACTGGTACTACGGGTACTGCTAATACCGGTACAGGCACTACAGGCACCGCTAACACAGGAGATGCTACTTCTACTACTGCTGCTTCAGATACAGCTAATGCCACTTCTACCACTGCTGCCTCAGATACTGCTACTGGTACTACTGGCACAGCAAACACAGGCACATCAAACACAGGTACTGGTACTACTGGCGCTGGTAACACTGGTGCTGATGGTGATGGAGATTTAACATTAACTACTTATACAGTCAACCGAACCCTTGGTGCAGGCACTAAAGATACTACGCAGGTTAGTCTTGTAACAGCTATATCCCAAGCCTCTCACTCTCACTCTGTCCCTGGTCTATCTATTCCAGCTCTAACTGTACCTGCACTATCTGTCCCAGGTTTGTCTATTCCTGCTTTGACCATTCCATCTTTAACAGTTAACAACCACCAACATGCAATACCCTCATTAACAGTTAATAACCATGCTCATTCAGTTCCTGGTCTATCTATTCCGGCTCTATCTGTTCCTGGCTTATCTATTCCGGCGCTCACAGTGCCTTCTTTAACTGTAAACGCTTTTTCAGTTAATACTACACTACCAACAGAAGTAGTGAACTATATAATTAAAATTTAAGGTGAACTCATGACCGATACCAGGGAGTTAGACCAAATCCAAACTGAGATCGAACGACTTCATGAACGTTCTCAAAATAATAAGGCTGAAATTTTGTCACACGAAGCTGTATGCGAAGAACGTTACTTACATATTGTTAAAATGTTTGAACGTATGGAAAAACAAATGTGTAAGATGGAAAAAGAGATAGAGCACATTAGCGGTGTAGCTAGTACAGGTCGTGCTTCTCTCAAGACTCTTCTATGGTTAGGCGGTGTTGCAGTAACTTTAATTACTGTTTCTACAATGATTATTAATGTATTTCCTCGATGAGTGATAAGTTTTTTCGTATTAAAATTCAACGTCTTTTAGATAGACTCCCCACACCTGTTCAATTTAATGAATCTCAATGGGCGATGGTAGAGAACTTAGATTCTTCTCGTTTTTGTGTTCATATCGCAGCTCGCCGTACTGGAAAATCATACGCTGCTGCTATACTTGCTTTTGCAAAACTTTTAGAACCTGGACAACAGGTTATGGTTGTTGCTCCTAACTTTTCTCTTTCTTCTATTATCTGGGATTATGTTGGGGATCTTATAAAAAACTTAGAGATAGAAGTTGATCGCTACAATCAAAAAGATAAAGTTATAAAGTTGATAAATGGGTCTGTGTTTAGGCTTTTATCTGCTAATAATCGTGATTCTCTTGTAGGTCGTGCTGCTAATCTATTAATTGTAGATGAAGCAGCTATTATTCCTAACGAAGAGTATTATACTCGTGATTTGCGTCCTGCCCTATCTACTTTTAAAGACTCCCGATGTTTATGGATCTCTACTCCTCGTGGTAAAGGTAATTACCTTTATGATTATTATCTACGAGGAGATAACCCTGAATATCCTGATTGGGCATCTTCTATCCACACTTGGCGCTCTAACCCCCTTCTATCTGAATACGATGTTGACGAAGCTAAAAAGTCAATCACTAAAGCTCTTTATTTACAAGAGTATGAATGTGAATGGACAACTACAGCAGCACAAATTTATTTAGACTTAGATGAAGACAAACACATTGGAGACTTTGTAGGTGAACGTTTTTCAGAAGTTATTGCAGGTCTAGACGTCGGGTACCGTGATGAGAATGTGTTTGTTGTAATAGGTACTGATGGTGACAATTATTTTATAATAGATGAATTTATATCAAAAGAGTCAACCACATCAGAACTAGCTGCAGCTATTGGAGAAAAAGTAGATGAGTGGTCGATTGATACTATTTATATTGATTCTGCAGCCCAGCAGGTAAAAGCAGACTTTGCATACGATTATGATATTTATTGTGAAAATGCTATTAAATCGGTAAACGACGGTATAAACTCCGTGCAAGTTTTAATTCAGCAAGATAGGCTTTTCTTTGATACAGAAGGCGCAAGGCATACTTTCTCTGCAATGGCTGCCTATAAATGGAATCCTAATACAGAAACCCCAAAAGCTATTCACGATTGGGCTTCTCACCCATGCGATGCTGTTAGGTATGCAATCTATACACACCAAAAGATGAGTAACATATCAATCTATGCTTAGAATTATACTTCTTAACTATAAAAGACCTCACAACGTTAAAGCAATTTGCGATGCCTTGTATAAAAATTTTAAAATCACGGTGATTAATAATAATCCTAATGATATTTTCGCTCATAGTAAAGTTGATGTAGTAAACAATGCTAAGAATAAATATTGTATTGAACGTTGGGTAAGGTGTTTTGATTATCCAGAAGAATACAAGCTGATTTTAGATGATGACTTGTTGCCTCATCCGTTGTTAATAAAAAAGATGTATGACATGCAAGAAGATATGGTTGGTATCTATGGTAAACAAGGCGTTACCAAAGCAAAACACTATAAACAACTTAAAGATGTTTGGTGCACGTCTGCACAAGTTGATTTTTTAGTAGGATCTGTAATTATGGTAAAACAATCTTGTCTCGATAGTATAAAATCTGAGATATTAGTAAATACTCATTTGACAAGAGGGGATGATATTATCGTAAGCTATCTTATAAAAAAGCTCAAGAGTTATACTTACCTTCCTACTGTTTCTGGAAAGGTATTAAGTTTAGGAGAAGGAGATGTTGGGTTAAATAAGCACCCGGATCATTTTACTAAACGTTGGGGAGTGCTACAAGAATGTCTGAATTAAAAAGATTTCCAATCAAATATATTAGAGACTATATTAAGAAAGATTATAAACTGCGTGACAAGTGTTATATATGTGGTTCTGTTGATAAATTAGAGCTTCATCATCTTTTTTCAGTAAGTCAGTTATTTAATGAGTGGTGTACTCGTAATAAGATTACTGAAATTGATACTGTTGAAAAAATTACTTCCCTTCGAGAAGAATTTGCAGTAGACTGTAAGGAAAGTTTAGACCATCACAACTTATTCACATTATGTAAATCTCATCATCAGAGATTACACACAATTTATGGG